GCTCGTCCTTCTCGTGGTGACGCTTCTCTTGGCGCTCCGGCTGTAAACGGTGCTAACCAATCTGGCTCATCTCTGGTAGTTGATGCGTTCACATCTGGTGTGAGCATTAAGAAGGGTGCATTGTTCACCGTCGCGGGCATGAACTCTCTAAATCCAACCTCACGCACAGACACAGGACAGCTAGCTCAGTTAGTTTGTACTGCGGATACGACTGCGGTGGGTGCAGATATGACCATCCCTGTCAGCATTAACGGTGAAGACATAATCTTAACTGGTCCTTATCGCAATGTTTCAGCAGCACCAGACAACAACGCTTTGTTAACATTCCAAGCGACTCACACCAAGAACTTGGCATACCACAAAGAAGCGTTCGCATTGGTTACTGTTAAGCTGTCTGAACTAGCTCATGGCGAAAGTGCTTATCAGAAAAACTTGATGGACCCTAAAGCTAAAATTAACATTCGTATGACCAGACAGTACCAAATCTCGAATGATCAATACATTCTGAGATTCGACGTATTGCCTGCGGTTAAATGTTTCCCACAATACGCAGCTATTGTAATGGGAAGCTAAAGAAACAAGGGGGGGTACAGATTGTACCCCCCCTTTTTTTAATCAAAGAGGTATTTCATGAACTACGTTTATCATCCAGACCACGAGGCAGTACGTGTTAGCGACGAGGAATATCCTGTCTATTTAAAAGACGGTTGGCATGACCATCCCTCTAAGTTTCCAGCTAAAGGTCTAGCGGTAGCCAAAGCACCAGAACCAAAAGAAGAGCCAGTAAAAGTATCCGAACCTGCGCCTGCACCAGCACCAGAGGTGGAAGCTAAAGTTGAACCAGAATCAGCAGCAGAAAAGTTTAAGAGTCGAGTGAAGAAAGAATTGAAGCTGGTGAAGAAAAAGAAATCATCCAAAGCCGTGAAAGTCACGCTAAACGTCTAATCGTGGGAGACTAGGTATGACTACAGCAGCACAGCTTGTAAAGCGGAGTTACTACCTAGCGCAAGTATTAGACCCTCGTGAAGAAATCGAAGGTTTCCAAGCTACCGAAGGCTTGGCTGAGTTAAATCGCTCAATAGATTTATGGGGCGCTCTTGCGATGTATATCCCCAGCTATAGCGAATTAACCATATCTATCCTGGCGGGTGTATCTTCCTATGACCAAACGCCGGTGATTACCCAGCTAGCCAGTGGCCATATTATAGATGCCAATGACGTACAGAACCCAGTCATCCCGATTGATCTACAACGGTTTAATACGTTGAACTACGCTCTTAGCAATACATCGCGAATGAGACCGACGATGGTGTTCCCAGATAATCAATTTGCTAATTTCCCTACCAAGACTGCGATTCGGGTGTATCCCGTACCCGATACGACCTACACCATGACGCTATATGCCATGTTGAGACTGGCTAATGTTACTGAGAGCCAAGACCTCACGCATGTTCCTCCTCACTGGATAGCCGCGATGGAGATGGAACTATCCAAGCGTCTCATCAATATCTATGGCACCGAACCAGCCGTCACATGGCCAGAAGACTATAAAAGTGTCATGGATATTCTGAAAGCTGGTAACAAACGAGATAGGTCAGTCAAGGTGATGAACGAATTCCGTTCATACCGAAGATTTAAGACTTGGAGCGTTTATGTGGACTAATTTCCCCATGTTTGGCGGCTATGATGATAGGACAGATATAGCATTTGCCTCTGGCAACTTGATTAATCTATTCCTATTGGGGGAGTTACAGGGTAAGAAAAAATTAGCATTCTTGGGAACACCAGGACTAAATCAAGAACTGGCCGTTGAGCCTGGTATGGCGGCTTCTAGATTACTCTACACATATGAAAAATCCATGTACGGCGTTTTTGGTGCCAGTGTCTATCGGTTTACAGACCCGTTAATCAAAAGCAAAATTGGTACAATTGGAACAACCACAAAATTCATGTCAGTCGCAGCAAACAATAATGCGTCAGGTGAAGTTATCTTTTCAGATGCAGTGGGTGGGTATTTATACGATGCGACAACGGGGGTTTTTGCCAAGCTATTAACGTCAGGTGCTTCGGCAGGATTTCCACAGTTCCCTACTAACGTCGTCTTTTTAGATGGTTACTTTGTTGCACCAGATTCACAATCTAGAACCTTCCAAATATCAGCATTAAATGATGGCTCGAAATGGGACGTATTGGATTCGGCAGAAGTTCAAGCCTATCCTGGTGAGAACGTCGGTGTTGGTGTCGTCAATCGCAGGTTGTTCTTTTTTAAGACTGATTCAACTGAGGTATGGTATGACCGCGGTTCTGCCGACTTTCCTTTCAGACGAGATAACACGCTCTTATTTAACTACGGGTGTTTAGCGGCTTCTAGCATTCAGTCTGACTTCGGATATCTATTCTGGCTAGCTAAAGATAGAAATGGCGTGGGTTCTGTCATGATGACTCAAGGCCAAAAGCCAGAGAGCATCAGTGACGAGTCGATAGACGACTTAATAGCAGGCTTCACTAAGCCATCAGACGTTGAGTGTTGGATTTACAAAGACTTAGGCCACATCTTCTATGTCATGAATTTTAGCACCGATGATACGACAATCGTTTATGACGTAAAGATGAAGATTTGGCATCAGATGATGATGCACAAGACGTTATTTAAAGAAGATGTGCCTTTCTCAGGAAAAGTTCGCCACTTGGGTACATGCCATGCTTACTTTAATAACAAGCATTACATCGGCAGTTATAGAGCGCCTATTTTGTATGACTTCTCTCGTGCCTATGCCACAAACGCTGGTGAAGAATTGAGGCGGGTAAGAGTTTGTCAGCACTTCTTCGATGAAAACTATCGCATGTTACAGATAAAGCACCTGCAAATTGACATGCAATCTGGTATCGGGCTAGGGGGTGGATCACATTCCGACTCACATAAATGGTTGGATGATAATGGCGATTTTGTTGTTACCAAGGACGGTGACAATTTGGTTTGGGGTACTAGCACCCAGGGAGTGGGACGAGACCCCAAATTATACTTGAGAATTTCACGGGATGGGGGCAACACCTTTGGAAACTACCATGCTGCATCGGTGGGCAAGATTGGCGATAGACGCGCTCGTGTGATTTTCAGAAGGTTAGGGTTAGCGAGAGACTTCGTGGCAGAGTTATCTTTCTACGACCCAGTATTACCTGTCGCACTATTGGGCGGCTCTATTGACTACAAGGTACTCAAAAAATGAGTTTTCTTGAAGACATTGTTGACCCGCCAGCAGAAGAAGCTGATCCCGCAGCACAATACTTTTTCGATGAAAACATCTATGTGGCACTTGTGGCACTTGAATACATCATGAATCCTAGCATTGTGCTTAATGCCAACTTTGCTACGCTAGGGGCTAGTGGTTTAACGCCAATCACCGAGGCAGATGGTGACGGGGCAGAATTCAGTGATGAATGGGATGTGTTCGGCGCAGCCAATGCTACCTATTCGATCACGCCGACAGCTTATCCAACGGGTCTAATAGCGAGTGGCTCTCCGTCAACAGTAAAATCGGCGTCTCCCTATTACATCGCGATGACAGTGGCGACAGTAACAGGCACCCCATTTTATTTGTATCAGCGCCAAGCTAATACAGTACGTAAATACCAGAAAGATTTTTTTACTTTCGGTATTATCGTGAACAACAAACAAACAAACTCCATTAAAATTAGAATGGAAATGTTTAACTACTACGACACCGGCAGTGATCTCATAGCCGATAACACTATTTATTTACAGCCAGGTTTGAATAAAATCACGAGCCTGGTGAAGACGCAGGGCTTAACAGGACTTACTTTAGGTGCTGGCGACTATACTGAGTTCAGGCTAGCTTTTATCGACCTGGTGAATGGCACCGCCGATTTAGAGATTCATCAGATAAAGTGTGAGTTTGGAAAAATCAGCACCCTATTAGAGCAGTAAGGAGACCGCAATGGGATTATGGGATACAGCTACAAACGTACTTTCAGGCGGTGCGAAAGATGACGCTTCGCAAGGGTATGACCAAGCCAATCAATATCTCGACCCTTACCGACGAGGTGGGCGCGAGGATTATGACGCATACCGTAAAAATGCCCAGCAGACAGGGCAGAACTTACAACCCTATCAAGATGGGGGTAGCTATCAATACGGGAATATCAACCAAGGTCCAGTTGATTACTACAATCAGATTATGGGTGGCTACCAAGAGTCCCCACAAGCCAAGTACGAGCGCGAGCAAGCAATCAGAGGTTCCAATGCTGCGGGTGCAGCGTCGGGAATGCTGGGTAGTGGAGCGCAACAAAAAGCTCTCCAACAAAATGCAGCAGATGTTTCATCCCGTGACCAGCAACGCTATTTTGGGAATGTGCAGGGTGCCAACCAAATGCAGATGGGCTATCTCAATAACCTGAACAATCGTCAAGATCATTTCAATTCAATGCAACAATATTTGTCCAATATGGGCTATAACGCTGCCACTGGATCAGGTGCTAACTCTATTAACCAAGGTCTGTCAAATGCTAAGTACGATCAACAAGGATTTGATAGTCTCGCTGGGATGGTCGGCGCGGGTGGACAGAACTATATGAATAACAGTAATTTTAATGCAACTGGTGGAGAGGGTGGTGGCATGGCTAGCGCTGCCCAACAAATACCGTGGTACTTGATGTACGCTTAAGGAGATTTTAGATGCCATTAATAGACGCATTAAAAGCTGGCTCAGACTGGATTAATTCCATGAGCAAAGGCGCGCAAGAGTCAGTCAAGGCTCGTTACGCATATCCTATGGCTCAAGAACAGCTCAAGTATGACCAGACGACAAATCAATATCGTCCTGACCAAATGCGTTTAGCAAATATCAATCAGGAAAATGTTAATCAGAACTACAACCCTGACCACGAGATAGCACGAGCGTATCAGAAATTGGTTAACGATAGCTACGCAGACGATATTAATTCTCAGATTAGAAAGCGTAATTTAGAGTCTGACTACATCCCTCTGGATAAAGCTATTAATGTTGAGAAAGCGTTAAAAGAAGGGTCTAGCAGATTCGGCGGATCGTATGAGTATATTCGTGGCATTAATGCTATGAACAGCGACGAAAAGAAACTGTACTTTTCTGAACCGACTCATGCCCAGCAATACAATGATGAGTTGCAAGTTCTCCATAGTGAGATTCAAAGAAAGAATGATTCTGCGGACAAAGGTGCCAAGGTCCTGACCCCTGATTTCCTAGAGCAATTCGGGTTCAAGAGTCTTGCAGATTTTCACAGGCAAAATCCTGGGGCAACAGCCAAGGTGGCCTTGCGTCTCCGCGACAGATGCCACAGCAGCAACAACAACCAACAATGGGTGGCATGACGCCGATGAACCCTCAAGTCTCGCAGTATCTTCCAGGTGGGGCAGGCATCGCCGCACCGCTCCAAGGCATGACTCCAAGACAACAGCCATTTACGCCGCCGCCACAGCAACCAGGCTTTACACCAATGGGCGCACCACCTATTCAAGCGCCAGCTCCGCAATACCAGACGCCTATGCAAGTAAAGGAAAGTGGTGATAAACCACAAATGCCACGTCTTCCATACGGTAGAGCGCCAACAGATGCCGAAGTTGTAAATAAAGATTATCCGGCGACAATTGGTGAAGTGCAGAAAGAGGCTGAGGCAAAGAAAATTGCTCAGTCAGCCAACCTATCACCAGAGGATGTTGAAAAAGAGAAGAAAAAAGCCACGACTACGGGCTTATCGAACAGCGATAAGAACCTTTATTCTTCTCAAATGCTAGCTAATAAGGCTCTGGTGGGTTCTAAAGTCATGAACCAGGCAATTGGTGCCGTGCAGTTTGAGAACTTGCTAATGAATAACCGAGGTCAATTCTCACAGGCGTTCAAAGATGCGTCCCAATACGCTGGTATTATCGGTCAGGGTAAGTTCGCTATGGAGAAGTTCCAGAAAAACCATTCTGAGGCTTATGCTAACTATCTCTGGGTGACCAAAGATTTAATTCCTAAGCTCACCAACAATGAAAAACGTATGGAAGCATTAGGCTCAACTGACAGACAACGTATCGCATTGAACGATATGTACCACGCCGTTCTCAAATGGGACTCTGTCCCAGATACCGCCGTGGCCAATATCAATAAAACGATTGGTCTCTTTGGCGCTCAAGCTAAAGCAGCAATTAGAAGCGCAGAACCAAGATGGCCAGGTGCGCTTGAAAAATTATACGGCATCCATACTAACCCAGTGAGTGACTACATCAGTAAGACCACGCTGACGACTGAGCAACAGAAAGAGGCTGAGAGTATCAGCACAGACGAACTGTTAGCACTCTACAAAAAGAGGAAGGGTTAATGGCTTATGACGACTGGAATTCAGATCAGCTCGCAGAACTGCTAAAAGCTAGAGGCATTGACGCTGATACGGGAGAGGCGATTAAAAAAGACGCCCAGCCGTCGGAAGAGGCAAGTCCCGCAGCAGCACCAGAACAACCTAAAAGTGACGAAGGAATGTTCGCACACGGCGATACATCAGACTCCTTGGGCTTTATGAGTCACCCGATAGATAACACCATGAAAGGCGTTCATGCCGCACAAGACCTAGCAGGCGGATTTGCTGGTGGCGCTCAACGACTAGGATCATTCATCGGTGAAGGAGCAGAAAAACTAGCTCATGCCGGTTATGAGAAAGCCACGGGTAATAAGGTTCCTCATTACAATGCGCGTGAAGCTTTTGGACTTGAAGGACCAAACAAATGGGATGCCAGAGAGAAAATATCTCATGACCCTAACAGCTTTATGTCAATGATGGGCGGCGCGCTGCCGGCGATAGAAAAAGGTGGATTAAGCCTGTTGCCTAAAGCAAAAGGTGGCTTACAAGCTGGCCAAGCATTAGCGCAAGGATTGTGGGGAACAACTCAAGCTGACCCTGATCAACAAAATCTTGGGGGGTGGCTACCTACAGGTAGAGTGGGTGCCGGTATCCAAGACGCTGGTGCAACATTGGCATTAGGTGGTCTAGCTAAATATGGTCCAAAGGTAGTTGTGAAAGGGGCTGAAAAATTAGGTGAATGGATGAACTGGTTACGTCCGAATAAGGATGCTGGAAAGTTTCTGAACACACTAGGCCAAGGCACCCAGGAAGAAAACAAAGACATGCTAGCTGGCATGATTCAGAAAAAACATGATGCCAACTTAGCTGATTCTCTCTCTCACAAGACGCCAATCTATGAGAAAGAAAGCGCCAATCACATCTACAAAACCCCTGAGAGCAAACTGCCAGAGGGTAATATTGATGTTATTAGCAAATATATCCAACCAGGTGAGAAACTAGCCCTGAAAGATAGGCGAGCCATTGAAGAATCCATCTCTGATTTCCGTGAGCATGGTGATATGGACATACTCAACGAAGACTTTGAAGACATATTCAAAAAGAAGCTCAACAAGAGCCAGAAAGAAAATTTGGAAACAGCATTCTCTGGCAAGACAGAGCATCTAAACAGATTTGATAAAGTTGCAGCTAAACACCCAGATGCAATTGAAGGGAATACCAAGGAATTAGTGAAGAAGTATCGTAACAATCCTTCATTGGATAATGCTGATAAATTACAGACGCAGTTGGGTGACGATTGGGGAGATTATGAAGACAAACGGCTGAAAAAGACGCTTGAGGCAGCTCTAAAACCACGTCTACAGCAGTTAACCGAGCTAAGAGGCGGTCTCAAAAAGGATATAGCCCAGTTCTTGAAACGCCAAGACAAGTCTTATCCAGGCGAGATTAAAAAGTTCGCCACAAAGTATAAAGAAAATGTTGTTCCCTTCGGCGAGGAAGCTGCCACCCGTAAAATCGTCAAAGAATCACGCAGGGTGAGAGCCGAACGAGCCGCCGATCCATCCAGGCCGTATGATGTGAGCAGTAGCGAACTAAGTAAATTATTTAGTGAGCCAAACGCAAACGCTCTAAAAATTGCCAGCGATATCGGTCCAGAAGGGCAAAAGAAAATGTTGTATCATCTTTTTTCTGGTGAAGGTAAGCCAAATGCAGTTGAAATGGCGAATAACATCATCAAGGCAAAACAAAGCGGTGGTTACGGGCGATATATTTCAGATGATATGGTAAAAATGGCTGAGAGTTTCCTCAAACGCGCTAGGTGGGGAAGTAGAGCAGGCTATGCAGGTAAAGTAGCGGCTACCGCAGTAGTGGGCAGGGGTTTCTATGACACCGTAGGGAAATTCATTTAAGGAAAACGTATGCCAACAGCTTTTATGTTAGCGCCAAACGCAAGATGGCAAGGACGTGACCAGACTGGTGAGCCGGTTATTGGTGGTAAGCTCTATACGTACTTGAACAAAACCGTCTCGGATAAACCGACCTACTTGGACTATCTAGGCGCAAATCCAAATATGAACCCCGTCATTCTCGATGGAAAAGGCGAAGCCAATATCTATTGGGCTGACGATGATCTTTATACCATCAAGCTCTTTACATCAGCAGATGTGGAAGTCTACACCCAGGACGATTATCCGGTAGTCGGAACAAATACGACTCGAACCGTGTCCGAAAGCGAATCAAATATTGCCCGTAATAATCAATTTAGTTACTGGTATTACGGCAGTAGCTTTGCCCCAGTTGTAGGTGTTGGTTCAGTAGCCGACCAAGATTATATTTGTGATGATTGGTATTACTCACGGGTTGGTACGGCATACGTCGTGGACATTACACGTCAAACTTTTGCAGCCGATCAAGATGCCGTTCCAAACAATCCTCTTTATTACTTCCGTTATGCCAGTGGCGTACCGGCAGCAGAAACGCTTACTCGTCTCTATCAGACGTACTCATCCGTACAGACGCTAGCTAATACAGCAGTCAGTGTGGCCTTTAGAGGTCAATCTTCAACATCCTCAGTCGTGAATGTATTCATGGTGCAGAACTTTGGTGGAGGAGGATCAGCGAATGTTGAGACATTGGTTGGCCAGTTCACTCTTACAACTTCTTGGGCGCTCTATAATGCGTCTATTACCATTCCATCTATGGTAGGCAAGACTGTCGGAACTGATAGCAAATTGCTACTCGAAATTAGATTCCCTAATGATGTGGCAGCTACCGTCGATCTTTGTAATGTTCAATTGCAGGTCGGCGACTCTCTTTCAAACTTCCCGTT